TTAGCTGTCTTAATCATGAGATTCATAACCTCATCCATATTTTTAGTTAGCTGGACAGGATCTTTTGTGGCTTTACCCATTGCACCGAGTGAATCGGTCAAAATATCTGAGGCAGTTGCTAGATCTAGATTAGATGCTGCAGCAAAGTCAGCCATCTTAGGTAGAGCAGCCATAGATTGCTCTGCGTTCATACCAGCCATAGCTAAAAAGCCTAAGCCTTCTGCTGCTTCTGATGCACTAAATTTTGTGGTTTTGCCTACATTCATTACTACAGCCTTTAGCTCATTATATGCATCTGAGCCCTCTCTGACTTGCCCAGGAAATTTAGCTGTAGCCTCTACCATTGATTGCTGGAATTTAGCGCCTATAGTGATAATATCTTTCATGGCAAAACCAATGGGAGCCAAAGCTCCCACTGTTACCATCGCCGCCGATTTTATGCCACCACTGATGCGACCCATAGCTGCATTAGCTTTACCTAGATTCTTTTGCATTTTGCTACTAAATTTATTAGTGCTCTTTTCCATCTTTGATAATGGTTGAGACATTTTATCTACAGCCTTAAAGACTGCTGACACACTATATCTATTAGCCATTGCTAATCCTTTCTAGGTTTTGTGGCACTCCTCAGCTCTGGTCTAAGCCCATCATAGAAATACCTAATCTCTGAAAGAGTGAGCTCTCTAAAATCTCCTAGAGCAGAGTAATCTCGAGTAATCTGGAGCAGCATCTCACCATATACATTAAGCAGCGTGTGCTTAGGTACATGAGTACAGATGCCACCCCGAACCAAAAGCGAGGCTACTCTTATGCCAGGAAAAGAGTAACTATAGTTTGGCACATCTTATAATCTTTAAATTTCATGCGAGCAAATACCTTAGGGTGTACCTTACACATCTCTGCCATTACAGCATTGAATTTAGATATATCCTCACCTGCCTTGCGTTTATCCATAGCTATAAGATTAGCTCCAGTCGGCTCATAGAAAGTCAGTGGCTTTTGATCGTCACTTCGTTCTGGAGTGTAAACTGGCTGGCCTTTATCATCTATGATTAAAGAGCCCTTAGAGATAGCTTTCACAAACTTATCCTTAAGAGCCATGTAATCCTCTTTATCATCTGCATCACTAGACTCATCCATCTCTAGATCCATTGCATCTATAAACCGATTAAATTCTAGCTCTGCAGTCTCTTTATCAATTAACATTTTTATTACTCGCTTTTGTTTTTAGTTTACTGTTTAGTTAGGATGCCTTGACCCATTAAGCTTACTGATGCAGTTGCTGCCTGGGAGCTGATTGCTAGCTCTCCTGATATCTGAGCTGTGCCCTGATACGTGTCACCACTTGCGTAAGTAATTGCTATAGGAAAGAAATCGTTACTATTAGCTAGATCCTGCAAAAATTCATTATCCGCTCTACTGTCATCACACTGGACCATTAGGCCATCTAGTGCTAGAGGTATGCGAGTCTTAACAAGTCTTGCTGATCCATCGCCATTAGCCTGAATTTCATTTTCAAAACCGCCTAATTTTCTTGATACATCTGCATCACTGGCCACTGCAAAAGTTCTACCCTCTAAAGTGACCGATTCAATACTACCGCCTACTGCAGCCATAATAAACTCCTATTATACTAGTGGTTGCTCATCAAAGTAGAAACCAAAGTTAAGATCAATAGAGATAATATTAGCGTTACCAGATAGCTTGACTGGCACCATGATATCTAGTCTCTTAGGATTTTGTGCATTAATAACTGCTTGCGTGTGAGCTTTACTATACTCAGGATCTGAGATAATTGCATTTTCAGCAAGCCCGTCAATCATAGCAGCCACAGCAGCTCTAGCTGTCTTAGGTTTTTTAGCTGATGGATTTACAGTAGGCTGATCGTCTGGTATTAACGGTGCGCCGTCCCACTCAGGATTATCAAAGATCAGATTTAGATTAAAGATAACATTTTGAAGCTTTACAATATCACAGACATATCTGTAAGCAGGTAACACGTCTCCCTGAGGATGATAGAAAGTAACAGTATCTTGCAAAGTCACTTGACCATCTCTAACTATTGAAGTAGAAGCACCTGCCTTTACAGCAGCGTCTCTTTTTGCATAATCCCACTGCTGAGCATCTGTACCTGGATCAATATATTTAGCTCTCTGTGAGCCGTAATCTCTTGGAGGATTATCATTAGCTGTATTTATAATCTTAACTAGCTCACCTGCAGCTACTACTAAAGGTAGATCTGGAGAGCCTGGTGCGATAAGTTGCACGTTTACTCTATCAGATGATCTACTATCTGGCAGTGTACAAGCAGTTGCTCTATCAGCTTCATTAGATCCAGAAAATACCATTAAAGGCTTTTTAGTTAATGCACCCCAGCGACCCTCACCAAAATCAGAGTAAGCATCTAGAGCATCAGTATCAGAGACATTAAGTAGATTTAATACCATAGACTCCCACACGTCACCCATCTGAGTAAGTGCATCATCTACGCTAGGATTAACTAGACCGCCTACTGGCTGTGTAACCCCAAAGGTAGTGCCTGCTGTGGTAGATCCTACTACTGTAATAGTCAGATCATTGCCAGATATCCCAGCCCACTTTGCCTCTACGTCTACATCTGTAGCTCCAGCAGTTGCGACTACTGGCATCTCAAGCACAGCGTTTATAGCTGCAGCAATTTGAGTGCAAGTATCAGCTACTGCCTGACCTACAGGGATAACAAACTTCTGAGACTTAATGCCAGAGATCTCTACATAATACTCTGCAGCTTCTGTAGGCGTTCCAGTTGGCTCAATGTCTCCAGCAGCAGCCACTGCACTATTACCATCCTCTAGAGGATAAACAGTAACAGGTACACTCACACCATCACCATTAACAGGCAGAAGTTGCAAGCAAGCTAAGTGAATCGGAGAGCCAAAGCCGTAAGTTTGAGCAGCCTCTAGAGCTGATGTGACTTGTAGCTTGTCTGTAGAATAATCCACAGCCGTAGCACCTTGACCGACAATTGCTAATCTCTGAGGCAAGAAAGTAATTCCGCCTAGATTCATATTTTTGTACTCGGTTTTTATACCGACTACTCGAGCTACTGCGCTAGCAGATACTGCGCTACTTATAGCCATCATAAACTCCTTTTAATTAAGTATAATCATACTCTGCCTCGAGCAATACCTCAGATGTTTCTTTTGATATTACCGTTGCGAAAATTTCCTCTATACTCTCACCTGTGTACTGTGGTGAAAATTCTAAATATTGCACCCTTAAAGCTAATCTAGATCCTACTATCTGCTGCATGTTTACATTATCTAGCTGTGGCTGAAAGATACTAATAGACTCAGGCCAGCGCCTAGAGACTACTCCTCTCATATCCAGGTAGGTGTAATTTGATGCCATGATAATATTTCTGACCAGTCGGATAGCTCTAAATAAATTAAGAGAAGCTTGCAAGTCTCCAGCGTTTTGGCCTCCACTACCATCTGCAGATGCTTTGCCGTAGCCATATACATCTATATTATAGGTACTTTCCGCCGTCTGGTACTCGATCTCGTTACTGTCGTTACGATTATAACTAGAGTTATCAAGCCACACATTTACTATAGGTGTCTCTATTACAGTATTATTTAGGTACTGCTCCCATGCATTAGATCGCTCGTAGAAAATTCTTAAATTCCAGTCAAGTGGATTAGAGCCATTAGCTAGCGCAAGAGTCTTTTGATTTTCTATTTCAGTCTTTAAGATATCTACAATCTTTTGACCTACTAGCTCAAAGTTATCTTGCTTATTAATTAGCTCCTGGATCATTTCCACCCCTCCAGAACAAGATCAACTATACCCAGAGCTCTATCAGGTGAGCTTTTATAAACTTTGAAAGTGTGAGAGACCCCGTTAATGTCATTAAATGTCACTAACCAAGGTAATCTATCACTGTCAGATATACCCTCAGGTATACCCATACCTCCAGCAAATAAAGAGCTCATTCTAATAGAGCAGTATGCTAGCCTACCAGAGACTAGCTGCCCTGTGTCTGGATCTATAGTCTGAGAAATATCACCTGAGAGAGCAATTAAAGATAGATTCACACCTAGAGGGTTAACGATAGTTACAGGCCAACCAAAGCCAGTAGTCTCATCCTCCATTATGCCTTTTAGATCTTTCTCAGCTTGCTCTCTTAGTGACATCTATTTTTTCTCCAGAAATCTTTTTTTATATAGTCTGTCTAAAGTCTCTGCGCCGTCTGCAAAAAATGAAGCTTCTACTACATCACCCTCTGCCTTAACGCCTCTTTTAGTAGTAATAGATTTACCCTTAGCAACCTTGTAGACTTCTGGCTCTTTCTTAGCTGGAGCTTTCTTTCTTAAGATTACTTTCTCAGGCTTTTCTACTGCTGCTTTTTTGACTTCTTTCTTTTCTTGCTCTTTAGCTAGATCAGTCATCATAAACTCCTGCATCATGAGATACCTGTGTCTAGACATCCGTAGCTATCAATAGCTGTAGGAATCATAAGAACCCTAGAAGCTGCACCGCAGAACATTTGAGAGCCATCCTCAGAAAGCCATGCACTTGGGTAGATATCCATGCGACCATCACCGTTGCTCATACGAGCAGGTAGAGCAGGAAGTAACTTTGTAGATCCTTGACCTAGCATCTCACCGATATTAGGCACAGCCCCGAAAGTTGCATCTAATCTACCAGCAGANGCTCTCATNACTACTTTTGCAGGATCTAGGTAAGGTACAGTTGCACCTGATTGACTGTCTTTATATACAGCTCCATAAGTGTATACATCAAACATATCAGAACCTAGAGCCACTCTACCNCTGTAGCTTGCGCCACCTGGATTATCNANTGGCACAGATGAGATCTGACCTAGATCAGCGTGTCTCATAACGAATCTCTTTTGCACTTCCTCATCAGAGATAAATGCTTCAAAAGCTAGCGTACCAAAGAACAATTGATCTGGTTGCATTAAAGAGTCTTTTCTAATTTCCTCAGCTAGACCTGTTAGATCTTGAACGATTGCAGGCGATGCTTGATCCCATGCAGTTGCAGAAGTAGGAAAGTGACTAGCCTTAGGCTTATAGTCTAATTGGTAAACTTCTTGCGCACCGTTATAAAGAGAAATAATACCAGTCTGTAGAACCTGAGAAGCTTGAAGCTCCATAACTCTACGGATCTTAGCCTCTATCTTTCTAATGCCATTGAAAGCTTTTAGAGTTAGATTAGCTTGATAAGATACATCTGCAAAAGGATCTTGACCTGGCTGTCTTTTCATTAAGTCATAGCTTGATAGTGCTAGAGCTTCTTTAAATACAGGCGGCTTAAATTCTTTATTAGTATATAGGTCTGTAGTGTTATATCTGTATCCATCTGCTACATCATGTAATGCTATAGCCACATCTGGATCACATCTCTCTACATCTACCTCGATAGCTTCACTCTCATAATAGTTTTGAGGCGGCGCTCTAAATAGTGAGGATAAAAAGAAAGACGGTTGTCCTTCCTGGTAATATGCCTCTAACATTCTTTTAGTTACTGCATCACTCATTTAAAACTCCTATTGATTATCAGGGATGTCTAGCTCTTCCACATCTTGAGCTACTAGTCCAAATTGTCTTAAAGCATCTAATACTGCTGCATCTATATTGCTATCATCACCATCTGCAGCGATTACTAGCTTTTGCTTTTTTAGTAGACCTGAGACGATTGCTCTTATTGCTACATCACCTGCACCTGTAGAAGCTACATTTGAAGGACATACAGCAACCGCTACACCATTGCCATCAGTAGAGCCACCCTTAACATAGGGTACTAATTTACCTGATGCTGTAGATCTAGCTAGAAGCGTACCACCAACTACTACACCCGAGCCTGAGAAAGTCAAAAGCTCATCATAAAAATAACAATCTGCAAGCTGTACGCCTGACACATCTACGTTAGTAACAACCATATTAGCCATTATAATCTCCTTAAAGGCCTAGCTTAGTAGCTATAGCATTAACAATCTGCTCCTCAAAAGTAACACTAGTAGATGTAGTAGTAACCTCTGCCACTGCACATGCAGCGCTATCAGTTGCTCTATTATCTATGTCTCTTTTGTTTAAGCCAGCAGCCAGGTACTCAGCATGTAAAGACGTGCTCATCTCTACTTTTTTTGTAATGCTGTCCGTTGCTAGTTTCATTGCACCAGAGGCCTCACCTAGAATTAGATGAGCTTTAACTCTCTCATGCTCCTCAGCTTTACCTAGAGCAAATACCTCAGCAAATAGCTCAGGATGCTCATCTTTCAATCTTGATAAATTCATATCAACCCCTTTAAAAATAGATGTATCATAACCAGATATACTGTCGATCATCCCACGCTCTAGAGCTTTATCAGCTAAGAAAGTAGACCCTCTCCCGTACTCTTGATTTATAACTGTACTTGTAGTCTCTCTACCCATTGAAATAGCTTCTACAAAAAGATCATGTATCTCATCTAGCTCAGCTCTGACTGTGTCTTTGCCTGCATCTGATGTGATGTCTGGTCTCTTGTTAGGAGCCTCTGTAGATGTAATGTCGATCTGATCGGGATCATTATAGAAAGAAGCAACCACACCAATAGAGCCTACTCTTGAGCCTCTACCCTCTGCTGTGATTGTCTCAGCCTGAGATGCTAGTGCATAAGCTGCACTTGCTGCAGTCATTACTCTTGCGTCTACTCTTTTCTTAGAGTTTTGCAAAGCGTCTACAGTCTCAAAAAGACCTCTAACCTCACCGCCTGGGCTGTCTATATCTAATCGTATTTTATCTACACTGGGATCTGCATTAGCCTCAAGGATAGAAGCTTGTAATTGATTATATGAAGTATTAGCACCGTAGAAAATCTCTGCAAAAAAATCAGGCTCTTTTGTGAGTAAGCCCTCTATAGGTATCACTGCTGTGCTACCCTCAGCATAATAAGACTTATTGCGTCTCTTATACTCATCTAGATCAGCAGCCTCATAGATAACATTATCTTGTTTAGTGAGATACTGCTTTAGCTTCTGCAGAGATCCTTTATCAATTAGCCACATTAGTAGCTCCTCAAATATTGATCTCAAAATTAATCATAGTACAAAATATTTATTATAACAAAATAAAAAGAGAGGCCTGAGCCCCTCTTAAAATAAATTAAGCAACCACTACTACAGTTATACCTGACTGCGTAGATGTACTTGTCACTGTTAAGTTATTTGCATCTGTTAGATCTACTTCTAGATCAAGCATTTTATCGTTGCTGTCATAAGCAGAGAAAGCTACATATTTCTCACCTAGAGCATGATTCACTGTAAATGCAGTGTCTGCTGTTAGTGAGATAGATGATGCTTTGTATCTTTTGCCATCTACATAAGACTTAGCTGCATCTGCACGAGCTAGCTCAGAGCTTGAAGCACTAGAGCTTAAATCAGATGAGTAAACAGCAGCAGCAAAGTGAGCAAAATCTACAGCGCCTGCTACGATTTCATCACTATCTACAGAATCATCTTGTAGATGCTCATTACCTATCGCATCATCTTGGACCTTAGCACTATCTACACAATCTGCAGCAAGGTGAGCATTATCAATACTTAAATCTACGTAGCAACGTGAATCTACAGAGTCATCTGACAAGTGAATTAAATCAATAGAGCCATTTACGTACTGGTCACTATCTACACTATTTACGCTCATGTGAGAAAGATCAATTGCTCCTGCAGCTACGTGCTCACTATCTACAGCCGAGTCAGCAAGCTTAGTACCATCTACAGCATCATCAGCAAGCTTTGCTCTTGAAACTGATCCTACAGATAAAGATGTACCACCTTGTAAGCCCTCAAATTCAGCATCTGCTTTCTCCATAAAATCTTGCACAGAACTAGGAGACCCTAGACCTACCCAAGTGTGAGAAGTAGGTGCGATATTTTCAGCAGCATTAGCACTAAAAGAAAAGACACCAGTAGTAGAGTTATAGTCTATCTCGTCACTAGTACCAGCCAAAAATGCTCGCACATCATTAGCTTGGATGTCAGCTTGTAAGCGTGTAAAGTCAGAAGCCGATGCAGGAGATTGAGACGGGCTAGCTGCTGAGCAGATCCAAGTCATTTCCATTTTATCAGCTGCTGATGTCAATATAAGTACATCACCCATTTCTAGAGAGTGAGTTGCATTAGCAGCAATCCATGCAGCTAGAGAAGTCTTTGCAGTGTCTACTGTCACATCAGTGATAGCTAGAGACTCCATTTTTATCTCATTGCCAGTAATGCTTAATACAGATTGAGACTCAGATGCTACTGTCAATTGATTGGTTTCACACTCAGTCTCTAATTCTTGAAGCAAAGTTTTTAATGATGCTGATGAGCTCAGAGTAGAGCCACTAAAGTTACCAAAATCAGAAGCATTTTCAGCTACACCTGATAGAGAAATTAAATCATTAACATTAGTATCCACCTCTGAAAATTCATCGAAGCGTACAGCCTCACCTGATGCACTAGCAGATGGTAAATTAATTATTTTCGATCCTGAGTAGTCATAATCTACACTAATCTTTTTAGCCATAATTACCTCCTTATATTAGTTATTAAATTTATCATTGGCATGTGCATTATATCATATTTTATAGGCTAATTACCCTATGCATACAAAGTGCACATCTTGCGTTACGTTACTAAATATACTAGCACTATCCTCATCTATTAGGTTTACACCTACCTCTATTTGCTCATAATTTGCATCATAAACACTAATAGAAATCAGCTTTGTATCTAAATTGTGGTTAATCACATAAGCCTGGCCACCTGTTACTGAAATATTTTCTTGCTTATAGGTCCTAGTATTAAATGAGCCAGCAGAGACATAGGTGCGTAATGCTCCTATAGACGGTATTAAAGCTGGATCAGTAAGTGCAGTTATGTCACCTACTACATTTTCAGCAGAGCCTCCTGACCCAATGAGGCTAAACTTTCTTTTTAATCTTACAAGCATTTTCTAACTATCCTCATCTACTAATACTGTGTATCCAATACCCTTAGCCCAGGTCTCTTTTAGACCGAAAGATATTTGAGCATATTGCTCTCCTGCATCTGGCCTTTCTTTAGTGGCTGCAGTATCGGTATTAGTATCATTTAAATAGATCGGTGTGTTATTAGGAGGTGTATCTAGCACTGTGATGATGCATCTCCTATCTGCTAATTTTTGCCATATACCTGTAAGTGTGATCTCGCTTCTAGCCATTTTAAAAACTCCTAAAAATTATAATTAAGCTGTGACAATCCAACTAGTAGAAAAAGCAAAGCCTGTATCTGTTTTATAAATCTGAGCTCCTGCATTATCCTCATAACAGACCTCTACATCTCCCGATGTATTTACTTTAGCCTTAATATTTTCAGCTCCTGAGTCTACTAGATGACTTACCGTATCACCTGGCTCAAAGCCTGCTGGAATTATAGTTCCAAAATTAAAATCGTAAGCTGATACATGAGTAGCTTTTGGGATGTGTAGAGTACACTTCCATAGAGAGCCAGTCCTGACTGCAGAGAAATAAGCTTTATTAGTTGCGCCTGTTACTGTGTACTCAGCATCCTCAAATAGAGCATCTACACTTGCTGTACTTGTAGCTACTGCTGCATCTCTTGCACTATCTACATATGCTTTATTTGCAGCGTCGTTTGGTTGGTCTGGTGTACCTAAAAACTCCACGCGCTTATAGGCCATGTCGATTCCGTTGAACATTCTATGCTTTTTGTGAGACATTGCATAAGTGGAGGATAGAGAAAAGATCGTTGCATTATCATCATCAGTATTATCAATATTTGTATCTATAGCGAAAGTAAAGCCCTTGCCATAATTAGCTGTAAACCTATTGCCCTGATATTGATCCGTCTTAACATAAAGAGATTTACGCCCATCTGTCTCACCACCTATAAGCCAAGGCGTATCGTTAGGTCTAGTTAATACAGCTCCACTTTCAAAAAGTACAGGCTGATAAAAAGTAGCTTGATACTCGTTATCATAGCCCATCTCTAAAACAGATTTCACATCTGAGTTATCATCTGAGTAAACTTGGAAAATTAATGGCTTTGCGAATTTCTGTCTCCACTTTAACTTATCGCCAAAGTCTATAAATTCGCAATATGTATTGTTATCGTTCGTGCTTATGTACTTTATGATATTAGTAGAAAAGGCTTGCTTAAATGTGGCTGTGCCCGTCAATGTGCTACCAAGAGTATCTACAGAGTAACGAACGACCTCATTTTTATCATTAAATTGGCAGCCTTCCTGGGTGCCTCTAATAACTGTGACATCATTATCATTATATAATCTTGTTGGTTTGTCAGTACCACCTGGACCACCACCCACACCACCTAGATTAGCTATTTCACTATCTACATAAGCTTTTGTAGCTGCATCAGTATTAGATGTCGGAGTTGCCACCCCTGTAATTTTATTTGAGCCTGCATTAATGCCTTGCTGGAATTGTGTAGGAGTTTTAAAGATCACCCCATTAGTATAATTCATAGAGACAGCAGTCTCATAATTGGCATTAGTAGCATCATATACTCGCCACTGCAGCGTAGAGCCTAGCTTAATATTTTGCGTAAAGTCTGAGCCTGTGAATTGATTTTCAAAGTAGACGTTCTCATCTACTGAGCTCATGT